ACCTGGCACTAAATTTAACGAAAGTGAGCTTAGGTGCGATTTACCCAATGGTGCAAGGATAACAATATTAGGTGCTGAGAACGATCAATCACTAAGAGGGATATTCTTAGATGGTTGTGTGTTTGACGAAACTCAAAGTATTAAGCCTACCATATTCCCAGAAGTCATAAGACCAGCTTTGGCAGACCGAAAAGGATGGTGTGTATTTATAGGAACACCAAAAGGTAGAAATTATTTTTTTGAATTATACGAACAAGCAAAAGAAAACAAAGATTGGTTTGCTTGTGTGTTTAAGGCAAGCGATACTAAAATTTTAGATCAAGAGGAACTTGACGCTGCTAAAAGTGTCATGTCACAAGATTTATACGAACAAGAATTTGAGTGCAGCTTTCAAGCAGCAATTACTGGATCTTACTATGGAGCTATTATAGAGGGTCTGGCAAAAGAGGGTAAAATTACCGATGTACCTTACGATGACAACCTGGACACAGAAGTTTGGTACGATTTAGGTTTGAACGACTCAACCGCAATGTGGTTTGTGCAAAAGTACAAAGGTGAAATAAGATTAATAGACTACTACGAAAACAGTGGTTATGGCCTGGATCATTATGCAGATGTTTTAAATGAAAAGGGTTACGAATATTCTAAACATATATTTCCTCATGATGTCAAAGTGAGGGAGCTTGGTAATTTTGGTAAAACAAGATTAGAAAGTTTATTAGAATTAGGAATAGCTGGTGAAGTAGCTCCAAAGCTGTCAATTGAAGATGGAATTGAGGCAGTACGAAAAGCATTGCCGAATTGCTGGTTTGACAAAGAAAAATGCAAAACAGGAATTGAGTATTTAAAAGCCTATCAAAAAAGGTGGGATGATAAAAACCAATGCTTTAAAAATAAACCCATGCACAACTACGCTTCGCACTGTGCCGATAGCTTTAGAACTGGGATAATAGGACAAGGTGCTGAAATTTCAAATTGGAAACAAGAAGTTCCGATTAACACAAATTATATAGTTTAATATGGCAGACAAAGTTACAAACGAACAATTAAGAGCAATCATCAACTCAGAGATTAATAACTCTATAGGTTTCATGGGAAGTAACCTTACTTCGCAAAGAAAAAAATCTATGGAATATTACATGGGTGAAAAGCTTGGTACTGAAATAGATGGCAGATCACAAGTAGTATCAACTGATGTTGCAGACACAATTGAAACAATATTACCAAACCTATTAAGAATTTTTACAGCATCAGATCAGGTAGTTAAATGTGAGCCTGTTAAAAGTGAAGATGTACCTTTAGCAGAACAAGCTACTAATTATATTAATTATATCTTTAACAAAGATAATAATGGTTTTAGTGTTTTATATACTTGGTTCAAAGATGCACTTTTAGAAAAAAATGGAATTGTAAAAGTTTATTGGGATGACACTTCAAGTGTTGAGCAAGAAACTTATGAAAATTTAAACGATCAAGAATATCAATTATTGCTTGACGATGAAAACGTAGAAATAGTTGAGGAGTCTTCTGTAGTAGATGAGAAGATGAAAGAAGCTATGGACTTGTTAGCTGCACAAGCAACAGCACAAGGTCAATTGGTTGAAGAAGAAGAACCACCAATGCTTCACAACTGCGTTATCAAAAGAACATCCAAAGGTGGTAAAGTTAAAATAGAAAATGTTCCACCAGAAGAATTTTTAATACAAAGAACTGCAAAGTCTATTGAGTCAGCAAACTTTGTAGCTCACAGAGTAGCTAAGACTAGATCAGAACTTATTGAAATGGGATTTGATAGAGAAGTAGTAGAAAACCTACCAACTACAAATAACATAATTTTAAATAACGAAAGATTAACTAGATACTCTGATATAGACCAATCGCCATTTGACAATGCACCAGATAACTCAACAGCTGAGATAGAAATTTATGAGTGCTATGTAAGATGCGATATGGATGGTGATGGTATTGCAGAACTTAGAAAAGTTATTGTAGCTGGTGAAAGCGGTTATGAAATTTTGGAAAATATGCCTTGTGATAATATTCCATTTTGTTCATTAACACCTATCCCAATGCCACACAGATTTTATGGTAGATCAGTTGCAGAATTAGTTGAAGATGTGCAGCTAGTTAAATCTACAGTAATGCGACAGTTGTTAGACAATATGTATTTAACTAACAACAACAGAGTCGCCATAATGGATGGTATGGTAAATTTAGATGATTTACTTACATCAAGACCAGGTGGTGTGGTTAGAACTAAACAACCACCATCACAAGTTATGTTACCGATGCAATCGCAAACAATTTCGCAACAAGCTTTTCCATTATTAGAATACTTAGATACGATTAGAGAAACTAGAACTGGTATCACAAGATATAATCAAGGCTTAGATGCTGATAGCTTAAACAAAACTGCTACTGGCGTAAATGCAATCATGACCCAATCGCAAATGCGTATGGAGCTGATTGCTAGAGTGTTTGCAGAAACTGGTATCAAAGATTTATTTAGACGTATCTTTGAGCTTACTTGTAAGTACCAGGACAAAGAAAGAATTGTAGAATTAAATAATCAGTTCATTCCAGTAAAACCTACTGAGTGGAGAAACAGATTTAATATTAGTATTACTGTTGGTTTAGGATCAGGTTCTAAAGAACAACAAATAATGATGCTAAATAATATTTTAGAAAGACAACTCCAGGCGTTCCAATTGCAAGGCAACAGAGAATACCCAATGGTTAGTCTTAAAAATATTTATAACAGTTTATCTAAAATAATTGAAAATGCTGGCCTTAAAAATGTTGAGAATTACTTTGTAAATCCTGACATGGGTAAAGGTATGGTTACACCACCACCTGAGCCACCATTAACACCAATTGAAAAAATTGAGTTTAGAAGAATTGCAAGTGAAGAACAGCGTAAGATTGCTGAACTAGAAATAGAACTGAAAAAAGTTAAATCACAAAACGCAGAAATTCTTTACGAAAATGAAATTAAACTAAAAGAGCTAGAACTTAAATACAATGCTCAATTAGACTCACAACAAATAAAGGCAGATGCTGACTTAAATAAAATGTTAGTTGCAGAAAGCACAAACGATTTTAGAAAAGCAGCAGAACAATCGCAGCAAGTACAAGATCAGATAAGACAATTATATGGACAAGGATCAAGTGGGCAAGCTCCAAAAGGAAGTGAGCCAGGCGAACAAAGCTAAACAGCTTTTTGAAAACCCTTTATTAAAAGAAAGTTTTGATAAATTAAAAAAGCTTTACGCAAATAGTTTATTTAATACTGGAGCTAAAGAAACTGAAGCAAGAGAAAAGCTTTGGTTGGCCTACAATGTAGTAGGTAAAGTAGAACAAAATTTATTAGAAATGATTGATACAGGAAAACTAGCTACCAAACAGCTAGAAGATTTTCGTAAATCAATCAAAAATCAAAAATTCTAAACAATCAAGTTTAGGATAAGCCAACCTACACAACAGGAGCTTAACTTAAAGGAGAAAACAATGGCAGACAATTATGCTAATCCGCTTGCGGAAGCTGAAACTGACATTTCAAAAGCAACAAAAGCAATAACTGGTTTGCTAGACCCAAAACAAGAGGCACAACCAGAACAACAAGAACAACAAAATTCTCCTGAGCCTACAGAACAGGAATCTTCTACAGAAGATCAACCTGAGGAACAGGAAAAAATGGAAGCTGAATCGCAAGAGGAAGCAACCGAAGAAGTATCTCAAGACGAAGAACAAATTGAGACTCAAGAGAAACAGGATTCCACCGCAGAGCCTACCTACAAAGTTAAGGTAGCTGGTCAAGAATACGATGTTACCCTTGATGAGTTGAGAAATGGTTACTCAAGAGATGCTGATTATAGACGTAAGACAGAGGAACTTTCTTATGAAAAGAAACAATTCATGTCAGAGTCTGAAAAGCAAAGGCAAGACTATTCTGCAAAGCTTAATGAAGCTAATCAGATGCTTACAATTGCACAACAACAACTCAATCAAGAGATAAGTTCTGCTGATTTAGAGAAGTTGTACGAAGAAGATCCAACAGAAGCTGCTAGGATTGAACATAGGCTAAGAAAAAAGCAAGAAAAAATAAATTCTGCTCTAGCTAAAAACCAATCTGAGCAAAAAAAACAGTTTGATAGCTATTTAAAGGATCAACAAACTAAATTGGTATCTAAAATGCCAGAATTTAGTGATCCAGACAAAGCAAGTCAGCTAAAAACTTCTATGAAATCAACTTTGAACGCTTATGGGTTTAACGACACAGAAGTAGCTCAAGTTTATGACCATAGAATAGTGATGTTGGTGAACGATGCCATGAAATATCGTAATTTACAAAAAGCAAAACCAAATATTGCTAAAAAAATTACAAAGCCTGGTAAAGTTTTTACTTCTGGAGTGAAACAAAGCAAATCTGAGATTAGTTCTAAAGCTAGAAAAGAAAAGTTGAGCCGACTAAAAAAATCTGGAAGCGTTAAAGACGCTACTAGCATCTTTTTAGATATGATTAACAAACAATAACTCAACAACTAAGGAGAACAATATGGCTCAGGTAACAAATACTTACAGTACATATGATGCAGTTGGTGAAAGAGAAGATTTATCAGATATAATTTATTCAATCTCTCCAACTGACACTCCATTCATGAGTGGTATTGCAAAAGAAAACGCAACTGCTGTATTTCATGAGTGGCAAACAGATGCTTTAGCTGCTGCTGCATCTGACAACTATCAGATTGAGGGTGATGAAATTTCTTTCGCTGCTCCATCTGCTACTACTAGACTTGGAAACAGAACACAAATTTCAAGAAAATCTGTGATCGTTTCTGGAACTTTAGATTCAGTATCTAAAGCTGGTAGAAACAATGAGTTAGCTTACCAAATCTCTAAAGCTTCTAAAGAGCTAAAAAGAGATATGGAAACATCGCTAACTGCTAACCAAGCACCAGTAACTGGTGATGACTCTACACCAAGAAGATTAGCTGGTTTAGAATCTTGGATTAAAACTAACACATCAAAAGGTGGTGGTTCTGGTGCAGATCCAACAACTTCTGGAACTAACGCTAGAACTGATGGAACTCAAAGAGCTTTCACTGAAGCACAGCTTAAAGACGTAATTAAGCAGTGTTGGGATGAGGGTGGAGATCCATCTATGATTATGCTTGGTTCATTCAACAAGCAAGTGCTATCTGGCTTTACTGGTGGTTCAACTAGATTTGACCCAGCAGAAAACAAAAGATTAGTAGCTGCGGTTGATGTTTATGAATCTGACTTTGGTGCGATGACAGTTGTACCTAACAGATTCTCAAGAAGCAGATCAGCTTATGTGTTACAACCTGATATGTGGGGCGTAGCGTTTTTAAGAGATTTCCAACTTATGGATCTTGCGAAAACTGGTGACGCAACTAAACAGGCATTGTTAGCAGAATACACACTTGTTTCTAAAAACGAAAAAGCAAGTGGTGGTATTTTTGATTTAACAACATCATAATCTTAAATTTTTGTGGAGGGGAGCAATCCCCTCTACTTTTCATTAACATTTTGTTTGGTCTTTGAAGTCAATCAATGGCGGAACGAAGCAAATAAAAAGGAACAAATCATGAGAACTTTAAACGATTATTTTATAAATGCTGAAATAGAAGATATATCAACTGCATCTTCTACTTTTGTTGCAGTGCCAGATGGCGGTAGAGTTATTAAAATTATAACTGCTCTACAAGGTGCTATCTCTGGTTCTGATGCAGCTATCACTTTTGAAATCGGTGGAACTGCTATGACTAACTCAGCAATTACTGTAGCTCAATCTGGTTCAGCTGCTGGCGATGTAGATACATCAGAGCCTACTGCTGCAAACTCAGTTTCAGAAGATGGAACTATTGAAATGATTACAGATGGTGCTTCTACAGGAACACAAAAACTTTTAGTTACATTTGTAGTTAGAAGATAACAAAATTTGGGGGATCTTGCCTAGCGGTACTTCCCCCAAAAACACAACAAAATTTTATTAGGAGAAAATATTATGCCGATGGTTGGAAAAAAGAAATTTGCGTACACAAAAAAAGGCAAGATGGCAGCTAAAAAGTATGCCAAGAAAAAAGGCAAAAAAGTAAAGAGTAAATACTAATGAAAGGTAAAATGAAAGGCAAAGCAGTTCTTACTGCCAAACAAAGAACTTTACCTAAAAAACTTCAAGCTAAGATTGTCAAATCTAAAATGAAGAAAAGAAAAAAATAATAAGGAGTAAATAAGATGGCTTTTAATTATGGTTTAAGACCAACAACAGTACAGATGTTAGCATCATCAGGAACATCAAGCCAATCAAGTGCTTTTGGTGACTATTCTTACTATGTAAGAGTTTGTGCAGATGCTGATTGTCATATTTTGTTTGGTTCAAATCCTACAGCTACAGCTAACAGTATATTTATACCAGCAGATCAACCAGAAATATTTAAGGTTAATCCAGGTGAGAAACTTGCAGCTATAGGTACAGCAAATGTTTCTATTTCTGAACTAAGCTAGTGGCTAAGCAAAAATTTGTACACTTTGTTCCAAGAGATAAGCCTCCAAAAAGAAAAGGAGTGCATAAAAAATCTCAATCAAAATCGGAAAAAAGGCAAAAGAAACAAACAAGGTATAAAGGCGGTGGCCGATGA